TTCTACCGTCAATCAAGGAGCTTAAATCATGACCACCATCACTTGGCTTGTAGAGTGGATGCAAACCACTCCCACCACCGCAACCCCTCCTGAAGTCGTCCTGACCGCAGGCTGGCGCTGTTCTGGCGTTGACGGGCTGTACTCAGGCACTGTGTACTCCACTTGCTCTTTCCCGCTGCCAGCAGAAGGCGGCACGTTCACGCCATACGCCGATTTGACGCAAGATCAGGTCTTGGGCTGGTGCTGGGCCAACGGCGTCAACAAAGACGCTACAGAGGCCGCTGTGCAGGCTCAGATCGACAACCAGATCAACCCGCCCACCATCCAGCCGCCTTTGCCTTGGCTGGCCCCTTCGGCATAATTGAAAAAGGGCAAACCGCTGGCCCTGACAGCGGCAACAACACGGAGAATGAAAATGGAAAAAGTGACTTTGTCAACGCAACTGGTGAACGGCATCCTGCAATATTTGGGTCAACGCCCATTTGTTGAGGTTCAGCAATTGATCAATGGCATTCAGCAAGAGGCCCAGGCTCAGGCTGCCCCGGCAGTCCCAGCAGAAGTGCCTGCTGCTGAGTAAACGTTAATCCGAGCGGAAATTGCCCAATGGAACCCATTCACGAACTTGCCACTGAAACCGACAAGCGTCTAAGTGTTCACGAGGCAATTTGCGCTCAACGGTATGAGGGCATTCAAGCCCGTTTCGACGAGGGTAGCAAGCGCATGACCAAGATCGAGTACCTCTTGTACATTTTGATCGCGGTTGTGTTGCTTGGCCCCGGCGTAGCAGCCGAGTTTGTCAAAAAACTTCTGGGGATGTAAATGGCTGACGAATCCGCAAAAGGCGCACTGATTGAGAAGTTGACGTTCGCCGTCCTCCCGCTGCTTTTCACCTGTGTCGTCTACCTCATGTCGGCCCTGGCGAACTTGAGCCATGAGGTCACCATCCTGAACAGCAAAATTTCGCTGGTTGTCACATCGGACAACAAGCAGGCGACGAACACCGGCGCAGAGTTGGCCCGTGAGCGGCTGCGTCAAGACCTGTCAATTGAGATTCAGAAGAACCGCGACGACATCCAGCACAACCGTCAGGACATTGCAGTCATCAAAAATCAATTGGAGAAGAAGTAATGATCCCCATCGTTGCGTCACTGCTTGGTACGCTGGCCCAGAACGGTCTGGGCCTTTTGTCATCTGCCATTCAGGCCAAGGGCAAGCAGGTGGTCGAGGAAAAGCTCGGCATCAAGATCTCTGATGACCCCAGCCCGGAGGAGGTCAGCAAACTGCGCCAACTCCAGTACGACCATGAGGAGCGGCTGCTTGAGTTGGGGATTGAAAAGGCCCGCCTGGAGCAGGAAGAACTCAAAGCCCTGCTGGCGGCTCAGGCCAACCAAGAAAACAACATCAGCGACCGCTGGAAGGCTGACATGTCCTCCGACTCGTGGCTGTCCAAGAACATCCGCCCTGGAACGCTAATCTATCTTTTGACCGCCTATGTGGTCTTTGCCGGTCTGAGTGCCGCAGGCATTCAGGTGGAAGAGTCCTACGTCGCGCTGCTGGGCCAGTGGGGCATGCTGGTGATGACCGCCTACTTTGGTGGCCGCACCGTTGAGAAGGTCATGGAGATGCGGAAGGGGGGCGACAAATGAGCCTGAGCCAAGAACAAGCCGCGTTTCTGCTGGACGCCTGCAAGCTGATCCAACATGCCACAGAAGAGGGCTGGATGGTCACTGGAGGCGAGTTGGCCCGCACCCCTGAGCAGCAGGCCATCTACGTCAAGACGGGCCGCTCTAAGACCTTAAATTCGATCCACCTCAAGCGCTGCGCCATTGACTTGAACTTCTTCAAGGACGGGAAGATAATCTGGGACAAGGGGCAACTTGCTCCTCTTGGCGCATTCTGGGAGTCTTTGCACCCCAAAAACCGCTGGGGTGGCAATTTTAAATCTCTGGTCGATTGCCCGCACTTTGAGCGCAACGTCGGATAACGGAGAACAAAATGACAGTCGCTGCCGTAATGACGTATGACTCGCTGGTCGACGACATCCAGACTTATTTGGAGCGTACCGACCAAGCCACGCTTGACAAAATCCCCCAGTTCATCATGCTGGCGGAACAGATCATTGCGTCTGAGATTAAATTTCTCGGCAATTTGGTGGTGGTCACCAGCAACATGGTTCAGGCCAACAACGTCATTGCAAAACCTGCGAGATGGCGCAAGACGGTCTCAATGAACGTGACAGTGGCAGGCAAGCGCCAGCCTGTTCTGCTGCGCACCTACGAGTACATCCGCGAGTATTGGCCAGACCCGGCATCAACGGATGTGCCAAAGTTCTTTTGTGACTACGACTACGAGCACTGGCTGGTTGGCCCTACACCAGCGTTGGCCTACGCCTACGAGGTGCTGTACTACGAGCGTGCGCAGCCTCTTGATTCAAGCAACCAGTCGAATTGGTTTACAGAGTACGCCCCCCAGGCGCTGCTTTACGGCTCCCTGTTGCAGGCTATGCCGTTCCTCAAGAACGACGAGCGCATGCCAATGTGGCAGGGCAACTATGACCGCATCATCCAAGTCCTGAAGGAAGAAAACCTCACTAGGGTGGCTGACCGTCAGGCAATTGCAAGGGATTCATAATGAGTTTTACCTCGCCCTTCACGGGACAAGTGATCCAGCCGACGGACGTTTCGTTCCGTGCGATCACCTTGAGCGTCACCACAACCTTGTCATGGCCGATCAACGGCAGCGACACGGACAATGCTGCCGCTAGGATCATGAACGTCACGGCCTCTGCGGGCAGCCTGCTGCTTCAGATGCCCCCGGCAAATCAGGCATCTGTTGGCCAGGATGCGCTAATCCGGAACGTGGGGGCGACCACCTTCACGGTGGCTGACTATGTTGGCAACACCATCGTCTCTGTCGCGTCTGGTGAGGCTAAGTACATCTACATCACCACCAACGCCACCACGGCTGGAACCTGGGGGATCATCTCCTTTGGTGTTGGAAGCTCAAGCGCTGATGCGGCGACCCTTGCTGGGTATGGATTGAAGGCTGTGTCCACGACTTTGAACCAGTCACACACCGTACAGAGCTTTTCAAGCAACTACACGGCAATTGATTCTGACAGGGCCAAATCTTACGTTTGGACGGGCGGATCTGGAACTCTTGGCATTACCTCGGCCTCCACTCTTGGCAACGACTGGTTCTTCATGATCCGCAACGGCGGAACTGGAACTCTCACGGTAACGCCTGCATCCGGACTGATCAATGGGGCGGCATCAATCGCACTACAGCCTGGGGACTCTTCGTTTATCGTCTGCTCGGGGTCGGCCTTCTTTACGGTTGGACTTGGCCGAAATACGCAATTCAACTTTACACAGTTGACAAAAGCGGTTGTCTCTGGCTCCTACACGCTGACTTCGGCAGAAGCGGCAAACGTGGTTCAGAAGTACACCGGAACTCTTTCTGGCAACGTGACCGTAAACCTGCCTCAGACAGTTCAGGTGTACTACATCACGAACCAGACCAATGGCGGCGCATCTGGCTACCAGATCACGTTTACTACAGGGTCTGGTGGCGGCACTGCGACTGTGCCTGCTGGCCAGCAGGTGATCTTGCTATGCGACTCAGTCAACTTGCTTAACGCCACCACGATTGCAGCGGGAGCGGCCAACATCTCTCTTGTTGATGGTACGGCTGGTGCGCCGTCTCTGAACTTTGCGTCGGAGACAAATACGGGTATTTTTCGGGCAGGCTCAGGCCAATTTAACCTTTCCGTTTTGGGCATTCAAATGTTTGCACTTAGTGCCACTGGGGTGACTGTTCCGGGCACCGGAACTTTCACTGGCGGCGTTTCTGGCGGTGCGTTCTAAATGGCTCAGAAGGTTTTCTCAGTTGACACGCTGCCGGGCATCCAGCGTGATGGCACGGTGTACGACAAAGCCGTCTACAACGATGGCCAGTGGGTACGCTTTCAGCGTGGTCGGCCAAGAAAGATGGGCGGCTACCGGGTGATCTCAAGCAACTTAAATGGCCCATCAAGGGGCATTTGGGTCAACCCGCAAAACTCGCTGAACACAATTTTCAGTGGCTACAACAACGGCCTTCAGTCGCTTGTGATCGACGACAACGGTATTGGGGTAAGCGCCAAC